TAGAGTCAGAGTTGGCGTTTCTTCTGAAGAACCTGTTGAAAGAAGTTTTGGCATGGAAGTGCTAGGACATTCTGAAGGTGATATAAACATGGAGTTTATTTCATCGGGAAGAGCACCTCTTCTCTTGGATCATGACATGACCAAGCAAATAGGTGTAATTGAAGAATTCAAACTGGATGAGACAGCGAAAAGGACAACTGCTGTTGTACGCTTTGGAAAAAGTGAACTAGCTCGTGAAGTGTTTGAAGATGTCAAAGATGGTATTCGCATGAATATCTCTGTAGGCTACAGAATAGATAAACTGGAGCGTATACAACGTGATGGCGAGGATTATTACAAAGCAAATTGGTCTCCGCTTGAAATCTCATCAGTCAGCGTACCTGCTGATCAATCGAGACTTGTAGGCGTTGGGCGTTCTAAAGATAAACAAACAAAAACTCAAATAGAGGTAACAAAAATGACTGAAGAAGTTAAAAATGAGATTAACCTTGATGAAGTTAGAGCTCAAAGTGCTGACGAAGCAAAAGCTGAATTCAAAAGAAATTCAAAAGAGATCATTGATCTTGCTGTAAAGCACAATAAAAGAGACCTAGCTGACAAGGCTATTCAAGAAGGTGTATCTGTTGAAGAGTTCAGAGGAATATTATTGGAAAACATTTCTAATAACACTCCTTTAGAAACTCCTTCTGAAATCGGAATGACACCAAAAGAAGTTAGAAGATTTAGTTTAGTAAAAGCTATCAACGCTCTTGCTAACCCTTCTGATAGAAATGCACAGCGAGCTGCTGAATTCGAATTCGAATGTTCAGAGCAAGCTGCTAGAGAAAATGGAACAGTAGCACAAGGCATTATGCTTCCTGCTGACGTTCTTCGTAACTGGACTAGAGACCTGAACACAAGTGATGACTCTACTCTTATCGCTGAAGATTACAAAGGTGGAGATTTCATAGACGTTCTAAGAAACTCTTCTTCTGTAATGCAAGCTGGTGCAACTATGCTTCGTGGATTACAAGGCAACGTGGTTATTCCTAAGAAAACCGCTGCTGCTTCTGCTGGCTGGATTGCTACTGAAGGTGGAGACTCTTCTGAGTCTGAATTCACTTCAGGATCAGTAACCATGTCTCCTAAAGTTATCGGTGCTCACACTGATGCTTCAAGATTAATGCTTCAACAATCTTCATTAGATATTGAAAACTTAATCAGAGATGACCTAACACAATCTATTGCTCTTGCAATTGATTTAGGTGCTTTGGCTGGTAGTGGTTCAAGTGGTCAACCAACTGGTATTGCTAACACTTCTGGAATCAACACAACAACTTTTGCTGCTGCAAACCCAACATTTGCTGAGATTGTAGGCATGGAAAGTGCTGTTGCTGCTGATAATGCATTGTCTGGTTCATTGTCTTACATTTGTAAGCCAGCAGACTATGGAACATTGAAAACAACTAGCAAGGACTCAGGTTCTGGCATGTTTGTTGTTGAGCCTGATGGAAGAATGAATGGCTACAATGTTGTTAGAAGTAATCAAGTAACTTCAGGTGATTTCTACTTTGGAAACTTTGCTGATTTATTGATTGGAATGTATGGCGGTCTTGATATTTCAGTCGATCCTTTCAGTCTTTCCAAATCAGGAAGCGTGAGAATTATTGCTCTACAAACTGTAGACGTAGCAGTTCGTCATGCTGTTAGTTTCTGTAAGTCATCTGACTAATTAGCTGATGCTTAAATGGAATGGTGGGGGAAACCCCACCACCTTAATTATGAAAAAATATAAAATTTTACAAGACACAGTTGCCAATGGATCAAAGGTTCATGCTGGAGATATAGTAGAGCTAGATCAACAAACAGGTCATTCATTATGTGGCTATGGCAAGGCAGAAATTCATGTTGAAAAACCAAAAGCTAAACAAGCTGATAGAAGCGTTGGTTTAGAAACATCAGAGGTTAAAGCTCCAAAGAAAAGAGCTAAAAAATAAATCATGCCCATCGAGAGTGCAGCAGATTTTAACTCCTATGTAGACATCAACACAGGTCATGGAGTTACTGCTACATTCTTCGAGGTGCAACAATCATTATGGGATCAAAGGGTTGGTCTTATAGATACTTGGTTTGACATAGATTCTGGAAATTCAACCAACATTAACATCATCATAGATCAAGAATATTTCAATATAGAAGGTGGCACAGTACCTGTTGCTGGCTATCAACCCAGAGCAATTATTAAAGCAAGTGATGTGCCCTATATATCACAAGAAGATAGATTGGTAGTCAATGCAATTACAACTAATCGTGGCAGTGTTTTAAAACCTGAAACTTCTTTTGTTGTTAGAACAGTCGAGCCTGATAACACAGGTTTAGTATCATTGGTATTAGAGGAAGAATAATGTCTCAATATCGCATGGAAACAGAAGAAGATATGATTTCATACCTAGATATAGATTATGGTCATGGTGTATCTGCTGTTTATACAAACAATGGTACTGACTCAACAATAAGAATAATTCTTAATAATGAATATGTTGAGCAAGAAGAAGGCATAGGCGTGGAAGCACTAAAACCAATCGCATATTGTAGAACCATAGACGTTCCAAACATATCATTTGGAAATACACTAGCCGTTGCAGCCATCAAAGACGTTGATGGTAATACATTGAAAGCAGCACAAAATTATACAGTTGTTAATATACAAGCAGATAGAACTGGTTTTTCTGCTTTGATGCTTGAGGAAATATAATGGCAAATCATATTAGACAACAAATCAGGGAAAAATTTGGCACAACCCTAACAGGATTAACAACTACTGATTCTAATGTTTTTGAATCCAGAGTTTATCCATTAGAAAATGCTTCTTTGCCAGCATTAATCATTTACACAAAATCAGAAACATCTGAGCCCATCGTTATAGGAACACAAAGACTTATGAGCAGAGAATTGTCAGTAGTTGTGGAAGGTTATGCAAAAGCTACTAGCAACTTTGATGATACTATTGATACAATAAGCAAAGAAGTTGAAGCAGCAATAGCTGCTGATAGAACTCTTGATGGATTAGCTAAAGATACTTATTTAGAATCCACAGAGATAGAGTTTAACGCTGAGGGAGAAAAGCCATTGGGCTATGTCTCACTTACATTTTTAACTAACTATTATGTCAAGGAAAACGCTCCTGACGTAGCAGTTTAAAGGAGATAATTATGAAAATGATTAGTCCAAATGGCAAGAATTCAATCATAGCTCATCCGTCTAAAGTTGAGTCATTGAAGAATAAGGGTTGGAAAGAAGAAGCAGCCCCATCGAAAGATAAAGTTAAATCTTCTTCTAAAGAAAAGTCGAAAGACGAGGTAGAAAATGGCAACACATAAAGGAAGCGAAGGCGTCATAAAAGTTGGATCAGATTCTGTTCTTGAAATTAGGTCTTACTCAATCGAAGAATCTGCTGATACTTTAGAAGATACTTCAATGGGTGATTCTGCTAGAACTTATAAACCATCATTAACAAGCTTCTCAGGAAGTTTGGATGTTTTTTGGGATGAAGCCGATACTGGTCAAAGTGCTTTAAGCATTGGATCAGAAGTAACTTTGAATGTTTATCCTGAAGGCGATACTTCTGGTGATACTTATTACAGTGGTTCAGCTATTGTAACTGGTGTTTCAAGAACTGGCTCATTTGATGGGTTGGTTGAAGCAAGCATTTCAGTTCAGGGCAATGGTGCTCTAACAGAAAGCACTGTATAAAAATGAAAGCAATTGAAAATGCTGTAAAACATTTTGCAGAGCAAGATGTAAAAGTAATTGAAGTGCCTGAGTGGGGTGATGAAGAGAATCCCTTAAAAATATATAGTAAGCCATTAACTTTAGCTGAAACTTCTAAGCTCTATAAAATGAGTCAAGAGGATGATCTAACGATGATGGCTTATGTTCTTATTTATAAAGCACTAGATGAAAATGGTGATAAGTTATTTGATCTTAGCGATAAAAATGCCTTATTAAACAAAGTTGATAGAGAAGTGTTAGTAAATGTAGCTCAACAGATCATGGGGCAAGAGCCTATTGAGGACGTTAAAAAAAACTAATAGAGGATAGTAATTTATATGTGCAATATGCACTGGCTGAAAAACTTGGAAAAACTTTGCAAGAAATCCAAGAAATTACTATCCAAGAATATCAAGGGTGGGTAGCTTACCTAGAAATAGCTAAAGAGAAACAAAACAATGGCTAATAAAAAAGTAAAATTTGAACTAACAGCAGTAGATAAAACCAAAGCAGCTTTTGATAAAGTTAGCAAAGGTCTTAAATCTGTTGGTAGTGGAGCTAAAATGGCAGGTATTGGTGTGGCTAAAGTTGGTTTGGCAGCAACTGGTGCTGCTGCTGCACTAGCTATTTTTAGTCAAAGAAACTTTGAAGCAATAGATAGACTTGGAAAAACTGCAAGCAAGTTAGGTGTTAATGTAGAATTATTGCAAGAAATGAGATTTGCAGCAGAGCAAACTGGTATTGAGCAAAGAACACTAGATATGGCTCTTCAAAGGTTTATTAGAAGAGTTGGAGAAGCAGCTAAAGGAACTGGAGAAGCTAAGGGTGCTTTAAAAGACTTAGGAATTCAGTTAAAAGACAATGAAGGTAATCTTAGGTCTACCAGAGATATACTGGGCGATGTTGCAGATGGAATAATGAATACAGAAAGTTCATCTGAACAATTAAGACTATCTTTTAAGTTTTTTGATTCTGAGGGTGCTGCATTAGTTACTACCTTAAAAAATGGAAAAAAGGGTTTAGAGGAATATGCTAAAGAAGCACAAAGTCTAGGATTTATATTAGATTCTGAAACAGTTACTAATACTGAAAAATTTGCAGATCAAGTAAATGTTGTTAAAAGACAAGTAACTGGGTTTGTTCAATATACTCTTGCAACATTCTTACCAGTTTTACAGGATATAGCCACAGAATTAAGTGGTATTTTAAAAGCTGCTGCTATGGAAAATGGTGGTTTTAAAGTTTTAGGAAGACAGATAGCTTTTAATCTAATAAAGGCACTTGAAACAGTTGTAATATTAATTGCAAATGTTGCAAATTCTTTAAAAAGCATATCTACTTTTGGCTTTGGAGAGCCTATAGCAGATGTGCAGGCACTGCATGATACTTTCCATAAGTTAAAGTTAAGAATATTGGCTGTGAAAGAACCGGTTAATGATCTTGCAAACACAGTTGAAAAAGATACAAAAGAAAAAATTCTACCAGCTATAGAATTGTTTAATCAGGGTTTGGGAGCTGTTGAGGATAATCTAGGAAAAGCAGCAACAGGATCAATGAAGCAATTTGAAGATTCTATTGTAAATTCTTTAAAAGCAGGGAAATTAGAATTTAAAAACTTTGCTGATTATGTTGTTGAGCAATTGCTTAGAATTGCAATACAGGAATTGATTATTAAAAGAATAACAGGAACTTTTTCATCAATGTTTTCAGATTTTGGTAATATATTCAAAAAAACACCATCAGCAGATGGTGGTGGATATACTGGCATGGGTGCTAGAGCTGGTGGTGTAGATGGCAAGGGTGGATTCCCAGCTATATTACATCCAAATGAAACTGTTGTTGACCATACAAAAGGACAAGGTATGGGAACTACAGTCAACTTCAACATATCAACAGTAGATGCTGCTGGCTTTGATCAGTTATTAGCATCAAGAAAAGGATTGATAACATCAATCATAAACAATGCCATGAACAATCAAGGCAAAATGGGGGTTGTATAAATGTCTGGTCAATTTCCAACAGACCCCAACTTTAGAACTTTAAATTTTAGAGATAACAGACCAACGCTTTTGAACCAGACTTTATCTGGTAAAAAACAAGTAAGACAAATAGGCTCACAATATTTTTCTTTTACAGTGGCAATGCCACCTTTACAGCAAGAAAAAGCACAAGAGATATTTGCATTTTTACAAA